AGATTAAATGTTGCTACTTTTTGGAAAACCCCAGTTAAAGTCCCAGTAGATAGAAGAGAATTTTTGGATGGATTAAAATATCAAACAAAAATTGAATTGACTGTTGCTGGTGATTATAATATAAGACCGGGGTTTATAGTTGAACTATTAGTAGACCATCCAACTCGAACCCCTATAAATACCGGTAAGTCTATATTTTCGGGGTTATATATGATACTTTCTGTTAAACATATCTTAAATAGTGGTGGAACACACGAGACAGCTTTAACTGTAACTCAGATTCCAGATAAATAATTTTAATGCAGAATACAGATTTTTCAATACTCCTTGAAAAAATACCAACTACTAATAGCACTACTGATATCGCTATGGTAAGTGGCTATAATAGTATTGTACAAAAGATATCCCATTTATTTAATACTAATAAGGGAGAATTAACATCTGATAAAAATTTTGGTTCAGATTATTATGTTTATATATTTGACCCTATTAGTAATAAAGAAGTATTAGAAAATACTATGTCACATTATATTCAAGCCTCTATTCAAGGTGTAACAGATGTTACTGTTGAGTTATTTTCTTATACTCAAAGTATATTGCAGTTTAAAGTTAAATTTGGTTATTTTGATGGAATAAAATTACAAGGCAATATATATTGCAATATTGAGGTAAACATATAATGGCATATAATACAAAAGATTTGAATGTTTCTTCTTTAGACTTTACTGATATAGTAAATTCTTTAACTCGTTTTTTATCGGCACAACCAAGTTTATCTAGTATTGATTTTAAAAATTCTTCTAGTGCAGCAAATATGTTTATTAATATATTGGCTACAGCTACTGCCTATAATGGTGCTTATAGTTATTTTGGATTTAATGAATCATTTAAAATTTCTGCACAAAATCTAGAATCATTTTCTGGATTAGCTGCAAATGAATCTATTGTATTACCATTTATTCAATCAGCAAACACAGATATAACTTTAGAAGCTTCAGCAGTTATTCCTGCATATACTTCATTTTCATCACAAGCCATAGATGGAACTAATATATTATTTTTTAATATTGAAGATATTGCTATAGGTACCAATGTATATACCTTATATTCTGGTACACAGGCTGTAAGTTATACTGATTATAATTTTGAGGGTCAGTATATAATGGTTCCATTAACTGTTGATCCACGTACAATTACTTTTGTTACTACTAATGTTACAACTAATGTGATGACTGCTTACACAAGAGTTGATAGGGGTTCAGAAGCAACTACTTCTGGTAATTATTTTACAGTAATCAATGGACCTAGTGGTTACATGGTTACTAATAATTTTATTAATTCTACTCCAATTGATTTAAATGTACGTGTTGAAGTTATTGGATTGACTACTAATGGTAGTAAAGGTAATGATGCAACAATAACTCCACTAAGTTCTACTATATTTGTAAGCAACCCTACACCATCTGGTGGTTATGATAATTTGAGTGTAGAACGTGCTAGAGCAACAGTATTATTTAATGGCAACGGTAGAAAACGTTGGGTCACATTAAATGATCTTAAATACGCTATAATGTCTTCTGGAATTTTTGGCACAGATGATGAAAGTTCAATTACTGTTTCAAATGGAGTAACTCCATATTCAGTAAATGTTTATGTAAACGCTTCATTGTCACCAGCAGATCAAACATCATTATTAACATTTTTATCTAATATAGGTCCAGCCGGAATAACAATTAATTATACCCTATGATTTTATTATTTCATCATCTTCCAGTATCTTTAAAAGTCAAAGTTGACAAATTTGTCGAAAAGGTAATTAAATATTATGGCTCTGAATTTTATAATATTCAAGGCGAATACTGGTTTGGTGATAATCTAACTATAAAATCTTTATTTCCCTCATGGATTATTAAAGAATATGATGACAATACTGAAAATGTATTGGTTATTCCATTATTTAAAAATTATCTTAGATGGCTTTTTAGTCTTAAATATGGATATGGTGCTCAATTAGATTGGGAAAATATTCGTTGTGGTATGAGTATTGATTATAAATTATTACAAGGTATTGCTGAAAGTTATTTTCCTACAGCAGATTTTTCAAGTGATGCGTTATCTGATACATTACCAAATATAAGACGATTCTCAATTCAAGTACATGGTTCGTATTTTGATATAAAAGGAACACATAAAGCTATAAAATATGTTTTAACATCTTTATTAGATATGCCGTATTCAACAACCGAAGTATATACTTCGGCTCCCGGTGTAGTAAATATAAAAGCCAATGTATTAGAGAAGCATAAATTATTTTTGTCTGAACATGTTATTCCAGCAGGAATGACTGTAGTTTATGAAAGTGTATAAAAATGTTTAAAAAAATGGTTTCATTAGCTATGGCTCTAGCTAGTCGCGGTTTAACAAATAATAAGACTGATTTAATAACTAAAAAAATTAGAACAGTTGCTTGTTTTGGGTATGGGGATATTTCTCCTTGTCACAATTTAAGAAAAAGTAACACATCTGAATACTTTTATTGTGGTGGTTGCGGTTGTGGTGATAATAGTAATACTTGGTTAATAAAAGCTGACGGGGAATATGCCAAATTAGACTACCCTAGTTTAAATTGTCCATTACAATTACCTGGATTTACTAACTATGATCCAAATTCTATTCTTTCACCAGAAAGAAAAGAACAAATTGAAAATTTTGATACAGACTTATTAGATTTAATACAGGTAACTGTGGGTAGATCAGAAGAAAAAGAAAATCTGATAGCCGAGGTAAATAAAATTATAGAGAATTCATAAATATTTGTATAATGGCGAAACCCACGACAAGACAAGAATTTATCAACTATTGTTTTAGATCTCTTGGAGCTCCTGTATTACAGATTAATATAGATCCCCAGCAAGCTGAAGATAGATTGGATGAAGCCTTAGAATATATGTTTGAACGTCATTTTGACTTCAATCAGAGAGCACTTTACGTATATCTTATAACTCCTGAAGATATTGTTGCCAAATCTTTTAATACTACTACTTTTGGAAATGCATTAGGTGCTAAAGTAAAAAGCAATGAAGATGGTTCTACAGGATATTGGCCTGCTGCAACAGATATAAGAACAATAACTAAAGTTTTTACACCAACTAATGAGGTTGGTGATTATATGTTTGATTTAAGATATCAGATGACTTTATTTGATTTCTTTGGTCTTTATAATAACCAATCTGCTACTCCATCTGGACCTATGGCAACATATCTGGAAGCCATGAGTTATGTTAAGCTTATTAATGATGTTTTTAATTATCCAGTGTCTTACACATATACTCGTACAACCGATACATTATTTTTGGATACAGATTATTCGTCAATGTCAAATGGAAAATATTTAATGGTTGAAGCATATGTTCAGATTGATCCATATAAATATGAAAAAGTTTGGAATGACAGAATATTTAAAAGATATTATACTGCATTATTAAAGAAACAATGGGGTCAAAATTTAATTAAATTCTCAGGAGTTCCTTTACCTGGTGGGGCTATGTTAAATGCTGCAGCAATATTAAATGAAGCCGTATCAGAACTTAGAGAAATTGAACTCACTCTCCTAAAAACACAGGAACTACCTGTGGACCCAATGATAGGATAAAATGGCAGTCAATCCTTATTTTTATAATTACGGAAATGAACAAAATCTTGTTGAAGATATGACTATTGAAATCATAAAAGCAACTGGTCAAGATTGTTTATATGTTCCTAGACAGTATCTGAATATAGATAAAATATTTGGTGAAAATCCAGCTTCATCATTTACTAAAACATATACACTAGAAATGTATTTGCAGTCTTATAAAGGATTTGAAGGTACTGATATCATATCTCAATTTGGAATTGAAATTAAAGACAAAGTTACTTTGGTATTTGCAAGAAAACGGTTTAGTGAAGAAGTTACTATTAATGATACAACAATTACTAGACCCCGTGAAGGTGATCTTATATATTTTCCTGCATCAAAATCTTTATTTGAAATAAACTTTGTAGAACATGAAAATCCATTCTATCCATTGGGAAAATTGTATTCATATTATATAACTGCTGAACTATTCACTTATAGCTATGAAAAGATTAATACTAATATTACAGCTCTTGATAATGTATCTAAGACAACTAAGGGTCTATCTGGTGGTGTAATAATTCCTCTTAATAATATTCTAGGTACAACTGCTGGAATAAATGATATTATAGATGATGAAGCAGACTTGTTTAATGTTGATAAAAATGAACCGTGCTAATAGGAAGATAAATGTTTAATTACTTTTATAATCAAAATTTAAGAAAACTTGTAGTTGGATTTGGATCGCTCTTCAGTAATATTGATGTACAACACACCAATCCCGATGATGCTGTTACTCCCTTAACAATTCGTGTTCCCATTACTTATGCACCTCAAGAAAAATTTATTAGAAGATTATTAGAAACTTCTTCAATAAATGATGGTACTCGTATTGAAAATCAACTTCCTAGATTAAGTTACATGATGTCATCAGTTACCCCTGATCCATCTAGAAGAAGAAATAAATCTAATAATACTAAAACTATGGCTGGCACAGCTGGTAACTGTACCGGTTCTACTGCTGGTATTATAACACAAGAAGTACCAGTAAATGTTTCTTTTTCATTGTTTGTATATACACGCCATTTAAATGATACATTACAAATTGTAGAACAAATTATTCCTTATTTTAATCCAGATCATATTATAACAATTGACATGAATAGTGCACAAAGTGATGTTAGAATTCCTATAACTATGCTAAGTAATAATATAAGTGAACGATATGATGGTGATTTTGGAAATCGTAGAGTCAATATTTCAAGTTTTAGTTTTGTTGCAAAATCATATATCTTTGGTAATGTTGAGACAAAGAGTGTAATTACTGGTGTAGATGCACCTGGAATAACGTTTGATTTTGATTATAATTAATATTAGTTAGTTGTTATGAATATAAATAAAAATTTGTCTAATTTTTTTAATGTTTCCGAACCTTCGGAAAAACCAATAGTAGAAAAGAATACTACTGGTGGTACTTTTGATAATAATAATTTTCAAAAGGATTATGAATTAGCACAGTCTAATTATAAAAATTTATTAGGTTCTGGTACTATAGCACTTGAAAGTGCTCTTAAAGTTGCAACTGAATCTGATTCTCCACGAGCATTTGAAGTTGTTGCAATTTTACTTAAAACTATGTCTGATTTAAACAACAATATGTTAGATATACATAAAAAAGCTAAAGATACTACTGCGCAAAAAGTTCAATTGAATCAAACCAATAATTCAGTATTTGTTGGTTCTACAAAAGATCTTCAAAATTTATTAAATAAAGATCGAAGTACTGAAAAAATTATAGAAGCTGAAATAGTAAATAAAGATGAGCTTAAATAATAAAAATCAAGGGTATAGAAATAACCCAAAACTAAAACCTCCTGGTATAGAATTACAATATACCAAAGAGCAATTAGAAGAATATATAAAGTGTGCTAAGGACCCTGTATATTTTTGTACCAAATATGTAAAAGTTAAAACACTTGATAAAGGTATTATGCCTTTCAAGTTGTATGATTATCAAGAAAATTTTGTACAGAAAATACATGATAATAGGTTTACTATTTCTAAATGGCCTCGTCAGTCTGGAAAATCAACATCCGTTATCGGGTATATTGCACATTACGTGACCTTTAACCAGTCTGTTAGTTGTGCTATTCTTGCAAATAAATTAAAGACAGCAAAAGATGAATTGTTTGCCAAACTTCAATTAGCCTATGAAAATCTACCACATTTTCTACAACAAGGCGTAGTAGAATGGAACAAGACGAGTTTTAAATTAGAAAACGGGTCTAGGGTGGTTTGTGATGCAACATCCTCTTCAGCGATCCGTGGTGGCTCGTATAACCTATTGTTGTTAGATGAGTATGCGTTCTTACCTTCACATATTGCTGAAGAATTCTATTCTTCCACATATCCGACCATTTCAGCAGGTTTAACTACCAAACTCATAATTGTATCTACTCCAAATGGTATGAACCATTTTCATAAACTTTGGGTAGATGCTAACCGTCCAGTTGGTCATAAACTTAAAAATAGATTTGTACCTATTGAAGTTGATTGGACTCAGGTTCCCATCACTCCAGGTGGACCACGGCGAAATGCTGAATGGGCTGAAGAACAGATTGCAAACACCAGCCAAGAACAGTTCAACCAGGAGTATGGTTGTAGTTTCTTAGGATCTTCTAATACACTGATTTCATCAACAAAATTAAATTTATTAGCAGCAGAAGAATTTTTATCTGAAAATGCAGAAGGTTTACGAATTTTTGAAGAACCGATAAAAGATAAAATATACTTTTTACAGGCAGATGTATCAAGAGGACAGGGTGCTGATTATTCTGCATTTTCAATTATAGAAGGGTCTGAAAGTCCATATAAAGTTGTTGCCACATATAAA